CAGCTTTTTGCATGTTGTATGCTTTTTCAGCAGTTCCTCTACCCCAGAAACGACCAGGAACACTATCAGCCTGTGCTGCAATAACGGCTCTGTCTTGCATCATAAAAGGATTAGGCTCTGCTTTTAGTAAAGTAGAACCATTAGCAATAACAACTAAAGCCTCTACAAGATCTGTATAAGAGTCTTCTTCACTTAATGTAAACTTTTCAGGATCTTCTAACAGTGCTTTAGGTACTAATCCATAGTATCTGAGCAATAACACCCTATCTTGTTGTGGGTATGTTAGTTCTTGTGTTTCCTCTAAATCAGTATCAACAGGTGCATCACCAACATAAACATCTTTGTAAACACCATTAGCTTGTGCCTGAGTTACTACATGCCTACCAACAAACTGTTCAATAGCACATCCCATTGCTTCTTCAATAGTTTGTGCATCAGGATCAATCAAGAAGTTCTTTGGATTAACAGGTTGTAATGCTACTGATATCCTATTGTTCTCAGTAACACCAATCATATTTAGTCCAGGCCTTGCTGAAGGCTGTGTACTAGGTGATAAGTTCTTTACTTGTTTAACAACAATCTCACCAATCAAAGTACCGTACAACTCACCATAGGTAATGATCTGGCTGATACTTTTACGTACCTTATCTTTCTTAAAATCTTCAATAAGATTACGTCTTAACACCTCTATATCAGCTTTGTCTTGATCTGCGATGTCATCACTGATATCAAAGAACTCTGATTTACCGAACACAGCTTCTTCAAGTTCTGCTTGTTTGTTGTCTACTGCTTGCTGCAGCGCAGGACTGATAAGCTTTGATCGCTCTGATGATCGTGTCTTATCTTCATCAGCATAAACACCACGCCATAAACGCTCATACTCTTGCCAACGAGGTAAGTAGTTCTCATCTCGATGATCTCGCCAGCGATCACATTTATCCATCACAAACGCTACTAAAGCATTTTGTGGTGTGGTTTCTGATTCAAAATTCATAGTCAATATCCTGATATTGGGTCTAGGACTTCAAACTCTTCTTCATCAATCTCTTGATGCCAGTTAGCGGTTTGAATTTGGTCAATATAGCTTAAAGCATCAATCAAATCATCATGAGTTTTTGAGTCAGGGAATAACATAAGCTGATCGATGAACTCTCTATTCCATTCACCTTCATTTAGTACAATCCTACCGTGTTCAAAACGTCCTTGTAATGACCAAACAATCCTATCTACTTTCTTCTTATTACCATGTGTTAGTTCTTCAATCCTGGGAAAGAAACCATTCCTTCTCATCAAATCATGTAGATAAGGCATCACTGCATTCTTTAGTGCTCCTTTCTCAATACCAACACAAGTAGCACCGTAATCTCTAGCAGCTTTGAGTATCTTTACTGCTGTTTCTCGGACATCCCAACGACCATACTGTATATCAGCAACCCACCAACCTTTAATATTAACTTTAGCAATGGCTATCGCTGTTTGATCAAGTTTCTTATTCTTTGTTTGATTCGTCTGAGATGAATCCGTAAAACCACATAGATCCACCGCAATGAAGTAGCTACCTTCTTCAGGTTCTTCGTCACTAATCTTGATCCATTCATCTTTGAAGATCTCCGATTGCGCTGCCTCAAACGATGCCATGAACTCTTGTCTAAAAGCAAAGCTAGACATTGATCCTCTAGCTGCTTCAATCTCTGCTGGATCTAACAATGGATTATCAAAGCTAGTAAAGTGCCATGCTTTGTAATGCTCATCTTTTCCACTATCACCTAACTTGTACAACTCATAGAAGTGATTTCTACCCATAGGTGTTCCTATGAACATTGCTCTACCCTTCTGATCCGCTAAAGCAGGTCTAAGGATTTGTTCGAACACCTGTGGCTTCATGTCTGCGTACTCATCCATCACCAAGTACTTTAAACTAACACCACGCATTGTCTCTGGTCTGTCAGCACCCTTCAGTGATATCATTGCTCCATTCACTAAAGTAATCTGCATGTTATTCACATGACTACCTTTAATGACTGTGTGGCCTAGCTCTAACAACGTAGTCCACATGATATCTCTAGCTTGACCCTGCGTAGGTGCTACATACCAGACATGACCCTTCTCAGTCTGTAGAGCCTCTATAATCAATGTCCAAGCTGCTAACCTAGATTTACCTGTACGTCTACCAGCAGCAATAATCTTAAACCTTGTAGGATCTTTGAAGACTTCTTGTTGCCAAGGAAGAAGTCTAACCTGTAAATCCATCTTCTTCTTCCTCTTCAGCTGTTTCTTCTACTTCTTCATAATCAATCAATGTTGTCTCAACATCTACTGGTTCATGTTCAATCATCTCTACTGGATTCTCATTCACTCCAGTAATATTAATGGTAATGGCTCTGGAGCCTCCAGCAATGCCTTTATCCTCAAAATAAGATACTGGTAACATCCTATCAACACACAACTTTAGTGCTGCCATCTGATCCTTATCATCATCATTCAATGCCTTATGCACTATCTTTCTGATGATAGCCTGTGAGTGTGTCAGCAACAACGAAGCTGTTAGCTCTTTAATCCTTGCTGCTTCACCAGGAGGTCTACCTCTTTTAGCTCTTTTAATGTACTTCTTTACTTCTTCTTTCTTAGGTCTTCCTCTTTTTCTTTTTTTGACAGGCACTTTCTTTTCTTCATTGACTGCCAAAACATCCTGGCTGACCAATGAAGGTAGCGGACAAGGCTCAGTTTTTAATTCGGACATCGCTACCTCTATATAGTTTCTCTGCCGGAAGGCAGGACTGTAGGGTGTATATAATTTTATGTATCTACAATGTAGTGTATGACGATTAGTTATAAGTCTATTACTGAATGGTTCTTATACAATGTTTTGTTCATAGCCTACATAGAAGAGTATATTATAGCATATTTTTTTAAGTTTGTCAAGTTACTTCTTTTTATCCAGTGCAGATCAGTGCTGTAATCAGTGCAGATTACATGCAAGAATCATGCCAACATAGGCTATGGCGGGACTCCATTAACATGGTATCTTAGGCTCCGCAGAGGCTTCATAGTTAACCTATTGATTTTAAAGAGATTTCTTAATAGTAATGCATTATCATTATCATTGTCTATTTTGCTCTTTTTTGAGGCTATAGTGGTGCTACTACGCTAGAACAACATTGTTACCCCCTCCCCCTATGCCGTTTGTCAGCGTAAAACTACCGTTTATCAGCTCAATATCTATAGCGATGTCACTGATGAATGGCATAGTCTAGCCGATGAATGGCATAGTCTACCTGACAAGTGGTACTTGACAAATGGGGATATCTATGGTGGACCCTATAGAGCCTACCTAGTGACTTGCAATACTCTGCAGTTCAGGCATAATGTGCACATGGACGAAGCAATAACGCCGAGTCAGACAAATCAGGAGAATCAAATGCTAGATATCATCAAATCTCTGCTACTGGTAAACAAAGTCAAAAAAGCCACATCAACGCGCTTTGTGACAGCTTACAGCGTGCATGGCAGAATCAACGGGATAATCATGAAACGAGGCATAGTCAAGAGCGTAATCAGGGTTCCATACCGTGGAGACGTGACAGTATATAACACCAATATCGGATTTATCAGGCATGACAAGGTTACCAGTTTCAAGTAAAGTATACAGTGTATAGTACCTTCAACGAGGGTACTATGCAAAGTAAACTTTATAACGGAGGGTATCATGCGACTACGTGCAGATCATGCCGCATTGTCTCAAGCCATTACGATACATAAGAAAACTGTACGTATGGTGTCCGATTATGAGCATAGGTTATTGAAGCCAGTATCCTACAATGACAAGCTTGGCAATGGCAGCAAAACCATTACCAAAGGCGCATGGAAGGGTTTCCCAGTGTATTCCCTTACACTCGAGGAAAGGTCCACATGTTCGCGCACTTGCCAACAATGGGCTAACTGCTTTGGTAATAACATGGCATTTGCACATCGTATCAAACCAGATGATCCTGAGCTGTTAATGCTTAGATTGTCCGATGAGCTTTCGCACTTATCCAGTGTACACCCTGAAGGCTTTGTTGTACGCTTGCATATACTAGGCGACTTCTTCAGTGCATCATATGCTCAATATTGGGTTGATGCATTG